CATCTACGCCGAGGCCGCCTACGAGAACGGCGTCGACTTCGGCACCGAGGAGATGCTCAACGCTGACGTCGAGGTCTCCGAGGAGGACGTCGAGGCGCTGATGGGGCGGCCGATCCACCAGGACACCCTCGAGGAGATCTACACGCGGAACTACCAGGGCCTCCAGGACATCACGGAGGACATCGACCGGTCGCTCTCCCGCCTTCTCTCGGAGGGGCTCGCGAACGGCTGGAACCCGCGGAAGACCGCCGACCGCGTCACGGCGGAGGTCCGCGATATCCAGCACTCGCGAGCTCGGGCGCTGGCCCGGACCGAGACGATGCACGCCCACAACACGGGCGCGCTCTCGCGCTACGAGGGCTCGGGCGTCACCGAGGTGGAGATCCTCACCCACCAGCCGTGTGAGCTCTGCCAGCGGATCGAGGCCCGCGGCCCCTACGCGGTGAGCGAGGCTCACGGCCTCATTCCTGCTCACCCGAACTGCGTCTGTACGGTGGTTCCTGCAGTGTAGGCCGTAGACCGATGACCCCGACGCGGATGGGCGAGGTCTGACTGGTACACGAGTCTCAACATGGCAGACGAAACAGGACTCGACGTCCCCGATGGGTGGTTCGCGCGGAGCCGACTCGGCTCTGCAGTGAACTCGCTCCTCGGGAACGTCGGCCTAAACGGGAGGACGTATCCGCCTCAGGATGCAGCTCCGTCGAATCCTGAGGAGGGAGATACCTACCTGGCGGACGGCACGAATTGGGACCCGGCTGGAACTGGCAACGCTGCACTCGTGCAGTACGCCGGTGGCGGCTGGCGAGTTATCTTCGAGCACACCGCGGCTGGCGGCCTGTAACGCCGCCTGAAACATGCACAGAACGAATAGTGCTGCTGGAGCAAGCAACGCCAGCGGCGGCTTTCGGAAAGTAGTCGAAGACGGGGTCGAGTACCTCGTCGCCGACGTCGTCGCCCAGCGCGAGGGCGTCTACTACTACCCGGCAGTCGGTGGCGGCATCCGTCGTGAGTTCGCTCCTGCCGAGGAACTCGAGGCGTCGATCGAGGGCGTCGACCGCGTCCCGATCGTCGTCTCGCACCCGGAAGGCCCCAACGGCGACCCCACGATGCTCCACGACACCCGGTCCGTCGGATCGGTCGTCGGGGAGTGGCGCGACCTCCGGACGACGGAGGACGGCCAGGGGATCGCCGGCGCGACCTGGATTCGAGCCAACGAGGTCGGCGAACACGACGGCGCTCTCCGGAGCTACGTCAACGCCGTTCGCCGCCGCGGGCTCGGCGAGGTCTCGACGGGATACGACATCGATCACGCCGAACCGGCCTCGGGGTACCACAACGGCCAGCAGTACGAGTACATCCAGCGCGGCATCCAGCTCGATCACCTTGCCCTCCTCCCCGAGGAGCAGGGTGACTGCTCGGTCGCCGACGGCTGCGGCGTCGGTCGAGCGAACGAGAGCAACGGTACAGAAATCCGAACGAACCACCATCGCCCCATGGCGGGCGGCGGTGGCGAGTCCGATGACGCCGGCACGACACCCACCCCTGGCGGGGTGACGGCAGAGGACCTTGACAACCTACCTATGCGGTTCAACGAAGACATCCCCTACGAGGTGACGAGCCTCGATCCCGAGGATGTTGACTCCTACACCGACGAGGAGTGGGACGGGAGCCAGGTGTTCGCCGACGCGCCGAATCCATCCGAGGATGATGACGCGGCCGAGTACCTGGACCAGATCTGTCTCGTCAGCCCGACCGACGGGCGTGACTCCAAGAGCAACTGGAAACTCCCCATCCGGTCGTCGCCAGACGCCCCGGTAAATACCCGGGGCGTCTCGGCGGTGATCTCTGCCATCAACGGCGCCCGCGGCGGCGTCGAGGGCGTCTCCACGGACGTCCTCCAGGACGCCTACGACCGCGCGGTCGCCTTCCTCGTCGATGCACCCGACGACGTCTACGCCTCCATCGAGGAGCGCGATGACGCGCCGGGCTTCGAGGGGCGCGCGAACTTCCTGACGCAGCTCGGGAGGCGAGCAGCCGCACTCCTCGGGATCGGCGACGACGCATCGCTTCCAACGACACCGGCGGAATCCGGTGCCGGAACCCCCCGCTCGAACGCGGCCGGCGGCGACGCCGGCGTCGGCGACCTTTCCGATCAGCAGAAGATCGACGAGCTGGTCGACGGCTACGGGTTCACCCGCGAGAACATCGCCCCGCTCGAGGGGACGACCTGCCTCCAGCGAATCCACGAGGCGGTCGTCGACGAAGAGGGCACCCAGACTGAAACCATGGGAGACAACGGTTCTGACAACGGCAACGGTAGCGGCTCTGGGGACGGGGACGGCCCGTTCTCGGAGGAGCAGGAGGAACAGATTCGCGACGTCGTCAGTGACGTCGTCAGCGACGAGGTCTCCGACGCGATCGACGTCGAGGAGGCCGTCGGTGACTCCCTCGAGGACACCATCGAGTCCAAGCTCGACGAGAAGGTCGAGGACCTGGACGTCGAGTCCGGGTCAGTCTCGATGGACGACATCGACACCGACGAGCTCGTCGACGAACTCACCGGCCAGGTCGAGGAGGCGCGGGCGAACGAGCGCCAGATCGAGCTGGTCGCGAACAGCGACGAGGTCCCGCTCGAGCGCGATCAGCTCGAACGGATGAACGAGGACGTCGTCGCCGACATCGCCGACGACATCGACGACGGCGCCGACGACGACCAGGACCGCGCGAACTACGCGGGGCGGCCGACCGGCGGCTCGTTCGACGCCTCGGAGTTCGACAGCGAAGACGGCCCCGACGTCCCCGTCGCGGGTGGGGGCCTCACTGGCGGCTCCGACGAAGGTGATGACTGATGGCTGACACCAACAACGTCGTTCGGTACGGCTGGGAGAACCTCTCCCAGGAAGAGGGACAGACCGACGGCACCGTCGCAGCGGGCCACCTCCTCGAGGACGGCGCGAACGGCTTCGCGCCCCACTCGGCGGCCGGTGGCGTGCTCGACCGCGTGCTGTTCGCGAAGGACATGCGCGGCCGAGGCTACGAGGCCGGCGACGAGTACCCCGACGGCGAGTGGATCTCGTCCGTCGTCGCGAACGCCGGCGTCGGGATCACCGCGATCCTCGCTGCGGGGACCGACCTCGCGACCGCCGCGAACGCGAACATCTCCGAGGGTGACCGCCTGGTCTCCGCCGGCGACGGCACCCTCCGGAAGTTCGACGCCGACGGCGACGCCGCCGTCGTCGCAGTTGCAGAAGAGGACGTCGACAACTCCGGCGCGGCAGCCGGTGAAACTGCCCTTCTCGAAATCGAGGTGACCCGCTGATGTCTGATGAGATTCCTGGACTTCAGGTCCGTCGCAACCGTGACGTCATCGAATCGATGCCTCGGCTGGCGTTCCAGCAGCTGCTGGACGCCCAGCAGGGCCGAGCGAACACCCGGCAGGCCATCTGCCAGCAGCACCAGCAGGCCGTCCAGGCGGGCCGCATGAACGCGGCGCTGCCCCCGGACGCCTGGGAGTCGATGGACACCGCGGTCTACCAGGCGGCCGAGGACACCCTGACCATCGTTCAGGACCTCCTCAACGCCGGCCTCGAGTACTCCGTCGACATCCGCGCGAAGTACGACACCTGGGGCATCATCGACGACACGGGATCGGCCCGCGTCGGCATGACGCCCGAGGCCCAGACCGCGGAGTCCGACATCGAGAGCGGCGAGGACGGCTCGCCGGTCCCGATCATCGACGACGGCTTCTCCATCGGCTTCCGCGAGGAGCCCGTCAGCAGCGACCGGCTCCCCGAGTCCTCGTACGACACGACGAAGGCGACCGTCTCCTCGCGGCACGTCTCCGAGGCCGTCGAGGCGATGTTCGTCAACGCGGACCCGATCCAGGTCACCGGCGTCAACGGCGAGGGGTACACCCTCTACGGGATGACCGATCACCCGGACACGGCGACCGGCAACACGAGCGCCGACTGGACGGCCGACGACACGGTCATCCGAGACGACGTCCGTGCGATGCGGTCGGTGCTGAAGAACACGCGGAACTACTCGCCGGGCAGCACGGGCTTCTGGCTCTACCTCGGCACCGAGTACTACGACACGCTCGACAACACGGACCCCGATGGGAACGGCAACCTCACGATCCGGGACCGCGTCGAGAACCTCTCGAACATCAACCGGATCCAGGAGGCCGACTTCCTCCCCGAGAAGTCCGCGCTGATGTTCCGTCCGACCGAGGACGTCATCCAGGTCGGCGTCGGCGCCGACATGCAGTCGGTGCAGTGGGAGGACCCGTTCCGCGACCACTACCGCGCGATCGCGTCGATGTACCCCCGCATCAAGCGGACGTTCGCGACCGAGGACGTGGCTGGGGACTTCCAGAACGGGATCGTCTACTGGACCGCGTAAGCGGCCTGATCCTCACTACCCATGCCACACTACAGATACATCGGCCCCAACGACCACTACCTCGACGGGGGCGACACGAAGCTCGAACCAGGCGACGAGGTCGAACTCGACGAGGAGACCGTCGCGTCCTTCCCGGAGTTCTTCGAGCGCCTCGACGGCGCCGCCGGCGACACCGAGCCTGCTACCGAAGATGTCCAGGAGGACACCGGCGACGCTGCCGACCAGGAGGACGACGTCGACGAAGGCGCCGAGGACGTCGACGAGTCCAGCAGCGACGATGTCGACGAGACCGCGATCGAGGAGTCCTCGCCCGACGAGGCCGAGGCGGAGGTCGCCGACCCGCCACTGGACCCGACGCAGTTCAGCGTCGACGACCTCAAGACCGAGCTCGACGCCGGGGACTTCTCCGACGCCGAGCTGGACGCGCTCGAGGACGCGGAACGCGCGGACGACGACCCGCGCACCACGGCCCTCGACGCGATCGAGGCCGCCCGGTAACGACCTGACTTCTCACGGAGGCTACGATGCCCACGGACTACCAGGACGAGTCAGACCTCAAGTACATCGACGGCCTCGACGAGCTCCCGCTCTCCGGCCCTGACCCCTTCGACGATCCGCCGAAACTCGAAGCGGCGGAGTTCGGGGAGGCGAAACTGGAGGCGGACGTCAACCACGGTCGGGAGATCACCGCTCCCACGAGGCTCCACGCGAAGGCAGCGGCTGCGTGGGCATCGTACATCCTCTTCTACGGAGGAGAGGCACCGACGTCCGCGCTCAGCGGAAACATCGTCGAGGGGTCGGATGCCGATCTGATGGAGTTCGCGAAAGAGAACGAGAACGTCTACGAGAAGACGGTCTCCTCCATCCGGCAGACCGACGACGAAACACAGCCAGACGAAGTCGACTTCCAGGTGTTCGACCTGTAGGTATGACTGACTTCGAGGGCTTCGATGAGCTGGCAAGCCAACTCCAGCAGCTGCGGGCGAACTTCGAGGAAGCCGAGTCGCTGATCATGCCGACCCTCGATCAGGCGACCCAGACGACTGCCCAGCGCGTCGAGCGTACGACGAAGCAAAACCTCACCGCCCACGATGCGGTGGTCACTGGCAACCTCCGTGCGTCGTACGGATACAGCCAGGTCGAGCTCGCGCACTACATCGTCGGGACGCCGGTCGATTACGGCCCGGACGTCGAGTACGGCACCGACCCGCACGTGATCAGCGCCGATGACGGGTTCTTGTACTTCGAGAACCAGGAGGGACAGCTGATCCGGAAGCGGTCGGTGAACCATCCCGGCACGGAAGCCCAGCCGCATCTTCGCCCGGCGCTGATGGAGCACCGGTCGTCGCTGGCTGAGGACATCGAAGACGCCATCGATGAGCTGTTCCGGGAGGTGTTCGGGTAGATGGCGACTCCGACGGACGTCCTCGACGCGATCGTCGAGGCGTTGGAGCAGTCGCCAGAGTTCGACGGCGGCTCCTACCGAACACACGAACTTGACCTGTCCGGGGCGGACAACCGCCTCGAGCAGCCGTTCGTCTCGCTGAAGATCATCGGTTCTCCTCGAGTCACGGACTGGGATAGCGACCTCGTCGGCTACGTAACGAACGCTGCTGGCGACCGCATCGGACGGATCTACGAGGCCACTTGGGAGCTTGCCATCGAGGCGCACGTCGTCGTCGCTGCAGGAAACGATGACTTCGATGTGACCGACCTCGGGTTCGGCTTCCAGCAGGCGCTGCTCCGGTACGATGCGAAGAACGGCGCTCAGCCGCTTCCGTCTCCCGACGGCGGGACAGTCGACGACGTCGACCACTTCCTCGTCGGTGAAGGCGATCGCGACGATGACCTCGCTGGCCCTGGTCTTCGGCGCTGGCGACAGGAACTCCAGGCGACGTTCTCCGCCGAGACACGGCGGACCGAGGATCCGACGGTGACGGATATCGAGACGAGCGACGCAACCACGTCACACTCGTCTGGATAGCAGAGTACCGACCGACAACCTACCACTTACGAGACACACATGGCACTTAGTTACGGCAGTACGCCCGGAGTGAGCATCGACGTCGAAGGCGGCGTGATCGCCGGCGTCGAACTCGGCGAGGAAGAGCTCCTCGTCCTCTTCGCTCAGGGCGACCCTGAGAATGGGAACGCACAGGTGAACAGCCCGACGCGAGTCACGTCGACAGAGGAGGCCGAAACGGAGTTCGGCGAAGGGACGCGACTCGCGGAGGAACTGAAAGACGCAATCTACAACGGTGCGAACGCTCGCGCCGGCTACGTCTACGGCGTGATGCCGGCGACGCAGTCGGTGACCGGCGAAGCGATCGCCGGCGGCAGCGGAACGATCGGGAACGCCCCGATCATCGAGGACACCGCCGAGCTCACCGTCCAGAACACGACCGACGGCCAGGAGGCCGACGTCGAGTTCCGGTACGACTCGCCGCCGACCGCGCCGACCGCGGAGAACACGGTCTACATCAACCCGTTCAGCGGGGAGACCGAGGCCGGCGACGGCGACGACTACGAGATCGACTACAAGTACCTCGACTGGGAGTCGGCCATCCAGTCGGCGTCGACGATCCCGAGCGAGGGCGAGTCGGCGGTCTTTGCGGCGGCCTCGGTCGCCGAGTCCGTCGCCTCGACGCTGTACGGCGAGGCAGTCGCGCTCCGCGACCCGGACTACAAGATGGTGAAGGCCATCGCCGGCTCGGAGCCGAACGCGAACACGTCGGAGACTCCGCCGGATCCGATGGTCGACACCGAGTCGTACGACGACACGCTCGACTCGTTCCCGGGCTTCGCGGTCGCTCCCGCGCGGCAGGACGACTCGACGACGACGCTCATCGGAGCGTTCGCGGGCGTCGCCGCCGGGAACGCGCTCGACGACCCGATTCTCACCTCGTCGCTGTCTGATGTCACGATCGAGCGTGGCGAGAACGACGAGGCCCTGCTGACGAAGGCGGAGCGCGACGCACTCCGTGACGCGCAGGTGATCCCGATCGCCGCGAACGGCAGCATCGAGATCGACGGCGAGCTCTCGACGGACACCGAGGAGACCTGGAAGACGACGTTTCAGGCGGTGCGAACCATCGACCGCGCCGTGCTCGGGGTCCGGGAGATAGCGACCTCGTTCCGCGGCGAGCTCGACATCGATTCGCCGGAGTACGACACCGAGGAGATCGCTGCCCAGGAGGCACTGGGCTTCCTCGAGGACATGGTCGACGATCGCCTCCTTCAGCCGAACACGGACGAGGAGCCGAGCCGGCTGTTCGTCCGTCCGGCTGACGGCGGCTCGGGAACCATCTCGCTGGAGGTCGGCGTCACGCCGACCTACGCAGTCGACACGTTCGAGACGACCATCACGGTGGACACCGCCTAAACGAGGTGATCGTATATGCCAAACAACAGAAACCACATGGGCGATCAGACGACGCTCGTCATCGACGGGGAAGCGATCCCCGTCACGTCGAAGAGCTGGACGTGGTCGCAGGAGACCGCCGATTCGAACTTCGACGACAGCAAGAACCCCGACCGCGGGATCACCTCGCGGTCGCCGGAGGGCGAACTCGAGTATGACGGGCGGAAGGACGAGCTCGAGCGGCGCATCATGAACGCGCCGGAGAACAAGCACCGGATCATCCATCGCCACGACGACGGCGGCGGCTTCCGGTTCAAGGGCGTCCTGATCACGGAGATCAGCGGTGAAGGTCCCGGCGACGGGAAGCGCAACGTGACGATCTCGTGGTCGGGCGAAGCAGCGGTTCCGTTCTAACGGACGCGAAACAATCGCGGTGACACGATTCTTAAACCATGCCATCAGACGACGTCGAGGTACTCGACAAGGTTTTCGAGGACGCACAGGGCGGTCACGACTATATCGTCGAAACTCCACACGGCGATATCACATGGGAGATGCATCGCGTCTCCCGCAGCCGACGCCAGGAGTTCACGAACGCGCTCCCGGACGAGCTCGTGAACTACATGCAGGACCAGGCTGACGAGAAGCGCGACGAACACGGCGTCGACGAGCTCTCCTCGCTGGACGACATCCAGGAGGCGGAGCCCGATGAGGCGCCGCCGACGTCGATTCTCGGCCCCGACGACGTCCAGCGGTTCGAGGACCTGATCGTCGAGTCCTTCGACCACGCGAAGATCACGGACGGTGAGCTCCGGGACTTCCTGGAGCTGTGGGGCGACGACCAGTTCTACGCGACCGGGTTCCTCGTGGTCGCGATCTCCGCAGAGGCGGAGGGTGTTACTGACTTTCGCACAGACAAATGAGGGCCAGTCGATCCTCGATGACATCGAGGACTTCGGTCTGAAAGGCGTCGACGGCGCGAGCGACCTCACTATTCCTCAGATGAAGTTCCTGCGCGCAGCGCGCCACGAGCGCGACCGCCGTCGCGAGAAACGGATGCAGCAACGGTTCAACAACTGATATGTTCGACGCACTTAACGTCTCCCTCGTCGCGCAGGACGCGATCAGCCGCTCGCTTCGCGGAATCGCGGGCGCTGCCGACGACGCCGGAAGCGAAGCGACCGCCGCGTCTGTCGAGTTCGGCAACTTCGGTGAAGCCCTTGACGCCGTCGACGACGAGGCGGTCGCGACGGCAGTCGGCAACCGCCAGGTCGCGAGCGCTGTCGACGAAGTCGGCGACGAAGCGACCGAGTCCGCCGCGCAGGTCGGTACGTTCCAGGGCGCGCTCGCCTCCCTCGGGGCTACCGACGTCGGAAGCGCGTTCGGCGGTCTCGATAGCGC